TAGTCCTTCAGGGAGAGATCTATTACTACCCACAAGAGAGTAGTTATATAGCACACCATCGCTATCACGGAGATCAATAGAGACGGCTGGCGGATTAGCCATAAGAGCTTTGAGTACAGGCTCATTCAACCTCCACCCTTGGGACCGAAGTTTGTCAAGTGCTCTGACAAAAGGTGCTCCGAGGTAGCGGTGGAAAAGCTTGGCGTCCGTCCAGCCTTTAATGAAAGGCTCCTTGGTGAGTTGCGACCGGAGTCCTCTGATTGGCTCCAGAGGAACAAAGCTAGTGCCAATAAGCACAGGCTTAATAGCATCGACGTCTCCTGTAATACGAACCATGTAGGGCGCTCGACGGCCTTCGTACTCACGGTAGATATCGATGATACCCGCCTGCAGGAAAGTCTCAAGCATGAGGTCACCGAGAGCAAGAGTGCTCTTGATGTTTGTTTCATCCGCACCGATGTCACGACAGATACGTTTGCCAATGAGGTCACTGGCGAATGTCAGCTTCACAGCTGCACTGTAGGTGGTCTGTTTGTTACGGACACAGTACTTAAGGAGGGTGTTCCAAGCCTCACCGATGAACCTCTCGATGTGCTCCTCCCAGTCAGGGAACGAAGCAATAAGCCTCGCTCCCTCGTTGAACACCTTATCAGAATCAGGAACTACCTTGCTGACCTTTGTGGTCAAGTACTCTACGAGTTCCATCCTATCCTCTATTGTTCGGTTTCGAAATCCACCATGTCAACCCGTTTGAGACGGGTCGTCTTGACGTCGTAGAATGCAGCACCGGCCTTACCAGTGCGCCCCTTCTTCCGGTTCTTCAGAACCATGAAGTAGATAGTATTACGGACCTTCTCATCATCGGCAGTCATGTTACGGCAGAAACCGATGATGTCAAAGCTGATCTGCTTGATGGAGCCGCTACCTTTGATGTCGTCCAGAGTAGGCATATGGCCTTGCTCGAACGGCTTCGACCGGCTATCAGTCTTACGTAGGTGGCTGATGACTCCCAACCAGATGTTGTGCTTCTTGACGATCTTGAGCAGACAGCTCATTACGTAATCGACCGCTTCGTTCCCGGTTTTATCCCCGGCTCCTTCAGAAACGGCGATAGTAATGTGGTCAAGCACGATGTACTTACAACCAAGAAGAGCCAGATGCTCGATCTTATCAAGCAACGAATCATCACTGACGGAACCTTGATGGTCAAGGAGAACAAATCTTTCGTCTCCGAAGATGGCTTCATAAGCCTTACGGAGTTCAGCTTCCGTAGCAGGCTTCTCATCGAGATCCCTCTTGAGCTGCATGCCGAAGAATTTCTCCGCAGTGTCACCCACCGATTCTTCGAGGGACACCAAACCTGCCATGTTGTCAGTTGTGTTCTTGATATGGAGGAGAATCTCTTTGATGACAGTTGATTTTCCAGATCCCGTACCACTCGTGAACAACACGATTTCCCCAAGGCGCATCCCTTTAATCTTGTCATTCAATCCTCCAATGCACTCGGGGTAAGGCAGTGCCGGTACTTTATTAACCTCTTGGAACTGCTTCCAGATCTCTTCACCCTTGACGACACCGGCAGGGCTGTACGAGCGGGCATTGAAGATGCACTTCATGAGCTCGTCAGAACCGTGTTCGAGCAGAGTAGCGCTGGCATCCTTCTCAGGGAGCTCAACCACTTTGACCTTATCGAACCCGATGATCTTAGCAGCCTTATCAAGAGCCTCTTGACCGGGCTTGTCGTTGTCGAAAGAAATGTAGATCTCTTCGAATCGCTTCAGGAACTCACGCTGCTCAAGCAGAACATCCGCTTGACTTGCCGAGGGGATCGACACAACAGGGAAGAACTTCTGATACTTATCGTACTGTGCCTGAGACACAGCCATAGCATCGAGCTCACCCTCGGTGATGATCAGCTTCTTAGATCCTGCTGCGACATTCTGACCAAAGAGTTCGAGCCCTTTTCCTTTGGCGTCTCCGATGATGTGGAATTCCTTAGGGAGCCGTCGCTCTTTGTATCCAACCACTGTACCCTTCTTAGTGTACGGGTAGTAGTGGGCGATGATTTCTTTGTTGTCACCATACTGTACCTTCACGCCGTAGTGCTCTGCGATGTTCTTACGGATCTGACGTTCCTCAAAACCGCGAGTGTCAAACCCTTCAATCTCTTCCATCGTAACCAACGAACCACCACTGGGCTTCTTCGCCATCTTCTTTACCTTAGGTTTGTATTCTTCTGTTGCTAGCTTGAAGTTCTTACCACAAGAAAAACAATGGCCCCATTCGTCACCTTCCTTGTAAGCAAAGGCATCGCTGGAGCCACACTTGGGGCTTGGACAATTTGTATATGTCCACTGACTCATTGTCTTACCTCTTGTTCTCTCGTTTGAACTGTTTATGAGCCTTCTTGATCAACTTCTGCTTGGCCTCTTTACGAAGCTCTTCTGTGTCTTCCTCCCAATTACCGTTGTCGAGTTCATTGGGGTCATCATCTTCTTCAATCTGCGACTTATTGGTCATAGTACTCTGGATTAAGGATGAGTGTGACAAGGTCATCTTCGAATCGACTGGCGATGATGTGAGCCTCACTACCGTCATATCCTTTAGGGATCCAACGGGTGGCACCAATCTGCTTGTTGATAAACAGAGGTTCACCATGCGCGTTAGTCCGAGTCAGGACATCTAGCTTGTGCATGAGGTTGTTCTCAGCGTGAGACCAGTGTCCCTTCGTCGGACATACCATTAGGATTTCGAAGTCGAACGCTTCTTTACCGTATTCTTCGATACGACGGTTGAGCTCTTCGCTGGACGACGTGTACTCTTTCCAGTCACTGGGGCCGATTCGACGGGTCTTTTTCCAACGATGGAAACCTTTCTTCCCGACGTAGAATTGGTCTGTGAGGATTGAGTGGATGAGGTAGATGAATCCGTGGTTGTCTTCTGGTCGGAAGGCTTTTCCTCCCCACTTCCAGTGTCCGTATTTAGACATAGCGTTTTGTTCAACCTCGCTTCTCGTTTCGTTGAATAAGGGGAGTGCTTCTCCTGATTAGCCAGCATATCGACGTTCTCAGTGATGCCTTCCATGTAGCGTTCTTCTGTAGCAGTCCACCGCATCTTCGTCCAGATCTCTTGATCAGAGAGTGGCCGAAGCTCATCCATCGATTCTCGTAGAATCAGACAGTTTGCAGACTTGAAGAAGCGATCCCTCCACTGCTCCCGGAATCCTTTCGGAGTGTTCATCGAATGATCTTTCCACTTCTCGATGATCCGATCCCGGAACTCATGGAGGAACTTGTTCTTCAGGAACTTACTTGCTGTTGCATCTCCAACACCGTACAGACCCGGAATGTTGTCGTTGGCGTCACCTGTAAGCAACTGCCTGGACATAGCGATGAAGCTATCCTGAGGTGACGTGAAGTACAGGTGATTCTTCTTGTAGTTCCAGTGCCAACCGGGGATCATGTTCAGGTCTTTGTCGATGTGGCAGACAATAGGAACCTTCCCGTCAGCTATGAACTGGTAGGCATAGATCGAGCAATAATCGTCTGCCTCGCCGCCATCTGCTTTGATGAACTCAGACTGTGCGAACTCATACAGGCGATCGATCCTGTCTTGCATCTCAGGTTCCATTTTGTGGAGCCTGTTTGCCTTGTACTCAGGATCAATGCTGTACCTGAAGTTGTGATCACCCTTGACAAACACGTAGGTATCCGGGCAGGAGAGTGCTGTAGCACATTCTTCTACCTTCTGGATCAGAGCTTTCTCAGCAGCCCTTGCATTGGCGTGGATCCAGCTGGTCGAGTAGATCAGGCTGTCAACGTCCACGAGGGCCACATCGAATTCTGTTCTTCCTTCTTCTTGTTCAATCATCAATGGACCTCTGCATAGTTCTTACCGATCTTGGCGTCACCACCCATACAGGTGATACCAAACCATTTGGGAGCTTCCCTGAAGGCTTCTTTGGCCAGTTCCGCAACCTCATCAGCTTCCTCTGGCGGGCACTCCACAGCAAACTCATCGTGGTAATGCAAGAGGAAATTGTACGTGAGACCGCGTTCAGCAGCTTTCTCTTTGAAGTATACGGCAGCTGCCTTACAAGTAACGCCTTCAATGGTTTGTAGATCATAGTTGAGTACCTGATGTTTGCTCTTGACAAAGACGATACGACCATCGATGCCTCGAATGAAGGCCCATTCTTCACCGAACCGTTCTTTAGTCGCCTCAAATTGTTTCTCAAGACGCTTCTTAAGGTCGGCCAATCCCGGAATCGAGTTCTGGAACTTGGCAATTGCAGCCTTACCTAGATCCGCGTCCCGGCGACCCGTAAGGATGAGAGCAAGTTTACCCGCTCCTCCACCAAAGAGATACGCGTAGAGGAAAGGCTTAGCTGTACTGCGCCCTTCTTTAGGAGACAGTCCAGTGAACTCTTGGAGAGCTGTGGCATTCCTAGTATGGACATCACCTTCGACAACTTCATGGGTGAAGTCATCATTACCGATGCGGTGACAGAGCCCTCGCATCTGATTTCCAGAACTGTCGGCACCGACAATGACCCATCCTTTCTTGGGAAGCAGGAGACCACGCATTTCCTTTCCATACTTCGCCTCCACTGTCGGTAGGTTTGCGATAACTTCGTGACGACACCGGAAGGTTGGAGTTCCAATAGTCCACATACGCCCATGAAGACGACCGTCATACTCGATCTCCTTCAGCCATCCTTTGAGGATTCCATGTCGGTTGCTGATGGAGTTGTACTCGACGATAGCTCGTCCAGTGTCACCGAGCGGTTCAAGCGAAGACTCAGTAAGCTTAGGGGACTTCTGGACGAACTGTCCGTTGATCCGTTCGACGTTCCACTCGTCGGGCTCCCATCCAAGGGAGTACAACCACGCCTTAAGGACTCGGTCAGATCCGAGACGGCCTTGTTCAAACTCAATACGACAATAAGGCCCATCAACGAGACGTTCCTCCAGTGCGTTATCAGGAGTAATTCCAAACCATTTACAGGTGCTGGCAGCATACTCTCCGTTTTTCTTGAGGAGAGGTTGCTTGAACTCTTTGGCGGGATCGACTTTGCAGCAGACCAAACCAATTTGAGGTTCGATTTCATCCTCAATCTCCTTCATCCTCGTGGCCATCTCTTCGAGGAGTTCTTCTGCTCGCTTCTGATCGAAGCGCCAGCCATGCGTACGGATGTCGGCCTCGATACGGGCAAACTCGTTCTCAACCTTCAGACCAACCTTGAACAGAGGGTTGATCTTCATTGTTGACTTCACTTCTTCAACAAGCTTCTGGTATACTTTCACGTTCAGCGATACGTCCCGCTGACAGTACTTGAGCATATCCTTAGTGTACTTACTGAAGTCGTTGTAATCGATCTTCGGATAACCGAGGTACCCACCCCATCCGGCAAGACCATGTTTATGAGGACGCTTGTAACGCAGTAGCATCGACATGATCCACGTATCGTAGATGACTTGTTCAGGCTTGGGCTTCCAGTCAAGGAGCTTGTCCATCACAACCAAGTCGTATCCAATGATGTTGTGGCCAACAATGATCTTGCAGGTGTGGAGGTAATCCAGACCCTCTTGTAGCGAGGGTAGCTCTGGATCGTAGTCGGAGAATGCTTTCGCCTCTCCTGTCTCGGTGTCTTCTGTGCAGAGAAGCCAGACCTTCTTTACTGCCGGGTACAAGTCGTCAGCTTCAATGTCAAAAACGACAGCCATGACTTTCCTTAGTTGATTTTCAGGGTTTTGTCTTTAGCGAGGAACAGCGGGATTGCGTACTTGTTAGCGTAGAATCCTTCCATGATCCGTGCTTCGATCTCGTACTTATCGAAGAAGTAAGCCTGCTCCGGATCCTTCGAGTTGTGATTGATACTCGGCCACTTCTTTTTTGACTTCTTCGGGTCAATCAGGTTCTGACAGACATGAGTCATCTCATGGCAGAGGTTCTCAAGGAACTTTACGCGGGCATACAGGTGAAGCTCTACGTCTTCTTCAACGGTGGTGTCCGTGTGCGGGTCTTCGACTTGTACAAAGATGCGATCTTCCGTGTCAACTGTGACGCCGAAGTACGAGTTGGGTGCGTTCGCGGGATCAATCCCACAGAAGGCGATATTGATTTTGTAGTCATAATACTGTACCTTAAATCGGTGGCGGTAGTCGGCGAGGATGTAGCGAAAGAGCTTCTTTACCTTCGAGTCGATCTTCGACAGGAATGCCGTAGTGACTGTCAGGTTGGAAGGCAACTTAGATCCTGCATCCATTGCCTTCCGAATCTCAGCCTCGCTGATGTCACCGATTAGGCTGATTGTTTTCTTCATGATGTCCTTTGAATACAGCTACTTTGTCAGAGCCGTACTTGGCTAGCTCATCGATAAGCTCTTCGATGATGATTGCCTGTTCACTAACTTCCTGTTCGGAATGCTCTTTCAAATCCAACAGGTAGATGCACAGAGCACCCATCATTACAATCACTGCTGCTAGTAGTGCTTCCATCTACTCTCCTTACTTCTACACCTACGCTTCGGAGGAAAGCCAAGGGTTCCTCTTCGTGTAGATCTCGATAGACTACATGGGTGATTCCTGACTGGTGGATGATCTTGGCGCAGTTGATACAAGGGCTGAGCGTCGTGTAGATCTTTCCCATTCTTGTTGAAGTCCCCAGTTGAGCAGCTTTACCAATCGCATTTGACTCTGCGTGGAGCACAATGGGGAGGGTACGACCATAATCGTCCCGCATGACATTATCAGAACCTCGGGGCGTTCCGTTGTAACTGAAGGAGACAACATTATCGTCCTTAACGATGACACAACCAACCTTTGTCTTGATATCTCGGGAGAGCTCAGCCACCTTCTCTGCCATAGACATGTAGAAGATGTCCCAAAATTGTTCAGTCCTTACTGTCATTTAGCCCCTCAATTCGTGGTGCATGTTCGGAACCAACGCAAGGGACATACTCCCAAAAGCCCCAGTCATTCTTGACTTGAAGGAGAGTCTCTGGCTTAGTCCAGTGAGTGACCATTTGCTGACCTCGTTCATCCCAATTCTCATAGGGACGGATTACCTTAACAAAACGGAGTTCCATCTTCTTTCCCGTTATCAGCATTAGGAACCGGCTGCTGCAGACGCTGGATAGCTACTGCTGCAAGGCATTGGGCGTCAAAGAGAAATCTAGCTTGGGAGATCGCTTCAAGCAACAGCAGGACATCGTGCCTAGTGTCTTTGTCCATATCACTTACCTGTCAGAGTGTGTTGAATGAGGAAGAAGTTTGCGAAGGCGTATGCAATCCACATCCCGCCGAACCACGGCTTGTCCAAAAAGTAAAGGGCCGCACCTGTCCACAAATACAGGAGCGCCCCTAGAACCATTGGATTGACGGGGTCAGCTGCCCACATCAAGAGATTCGTCATAGAATCCTTCTTGTTCTTTCTTACGTTGGTTAAACAGTCGATTGTTCTTACAGTAGTCACAAGAACCGTGATTACGGCAGGTGTGATCCACCGCTTTAGAGCCTCGATACTGCTTTCTCTTTTCTTTTCCATGCTTGATCGCTTTGTCTAGGCTCATTTCGGAACCTCGCTTTCAGTGTAGCAATCGTACCTACGTGCAGGCCAATGATGAAGCCAAGACCGAAGATGGTAATGGCTCCCCATATGGTTAGGCCGGTTCCCACTTGATTTTGGCTCTCTTCAGGACAAGCCGCTTGTAGTAGTCGTAGGCTTTCTTGTACTTGCGATAGTACTTCGAATCCTCTTCCCACTTTTTCGGATTGTTGATCTCTGCTAGTCGATTAGCATAATCGAGAGCATCAGCCGGACTCTTCCAGCACATACTGTCGTAGTACTTGCTGACAGGATCATACAGGGCGTATCGGATCATCGGCCAGTGACAAACGAGTAGATACCGAAGATTAGCGCCACAAGGAAGATCAGACCAATGATAGCGACCGGGATCATCAGGTAAGCACCAGCAGCGTAAGCAAGAAACGTCAGAGCAGATTCCATTATTTCCTCAGGTTGTTAGAGAGATTGTACCAGCTATCCGCTGTAGCAGCTTTCAGCTGGATCAGCAGGAGTGTTTCCAATTCGAGCATCTGCGCCTGTGTACCATAGGCGAGGATGGTTCGCCGGAACTGATACGGAGCAGCATTGTACTCAGAGAGCAGTCGCTCGTTCGAGCAGATATAACCGTCTTCCGGGTCACCTTTGTGAGTGCCGATGTACTTCATGTCGTTCTCAAGGTTGATCCACATGTACACGAATGCCTCACGACTTTCTTTCGTGTCACCGACGTCTTCAGTAATGCAGGTGTCGTACTGGCCGTCATTCGCTGCATGAGCCTGCCAAAGCTCCCATGCGTAGCTGATGAGGTAGTTCCCTTTGTTTGTCTTCCAGAGAACGACAAATGACTTGTCGCCCTCGTTCTCTACAAGGAACTCGAAGACCCGCTTGTTGTGCATCCCTTTGAATTCTTGGTCGCCAACTTTAATACGGATCTGTTTTCGTCCGCTACTGTCGAGGACTTCTTCAACTTCATCGACAGTACATTCAAACACATCGAAGAACTTGTCCGATCCAGCAACAAACTTCTTCATTGTTTTGACGTATTGCATACGGCTCCTTATTTGATAACAATCAGCTCCAAGTGCTCATTGTCTTGTTGCACGATCTTCGCATCTTCAGGGAGGCTTTGAAGGTACGAAATCACAGTCTTAAGAGGCACACCGACGATCTTCCATGCGGCGTCTCTGTCGAGAATCTCCGGCTCTTTCGGGAACGGAGTGGCGGTCTTAGCCATGTGCTTGATGAAGTCCGTGGCATTCTGGATGGCGTTACCTTCTCGATCCCACCAAGTAGGATCAATATCTGTCAGCGTTTTGAAGATAGCGTTCCATGCTTTTGCTTGAGACTTGAGCATGGTGATGTCATCAGTCATTTGAATTCCTCAGGTACGATGATACTGCAGGTTTCAAGGAAGGTGATTACTTCTTTAGGTACCGAATATGTGCCGTCAGCATCAGTAAGCGTAAGCTGATCTCCAACTTGCTCGAACCAGAGACCGCCTTGCGAGACGTCACCGTACTCAGTGTCGTAGGTATAGTCAACAATCTCGAAGTAACCATAGACCATAGGGTTCCGGTCGTACGACTGATAGTCGAGCGGACGACCCCACTCAATAGTGAACTCTTTCTTGGGGCTTTTGAACTCGATCTTATGCGTAAAGCCATTGTCATTCGTTCCCATAGTTACCATCTAGTATTCGCAGAACACGTAGGGAAGATCCGAGATACCATGTTCCTCCTTGGCATTCGGGTCGCTGGATTGTTTCTGTTCGCTTAAAACTAACTTGCGCCCAGACCCGGTCCCCTCCTTGACGTAGGTGTGGAGCACGGGGCCACTTGCAGATATGCCAGCCTGGACGGTGAGCATAGCCCTTGGTCGGATGGTCTTCAGCAGTGTAAGTTCTTCCGGGGACAATCTTGAGGGATCGATTAATAAACAAGGGACCAAGTGTTCCATCCTTACGTCTCCGAAAGAGTTTGTAGCCTATCATCAGTGAGCCCTCAGCATGGCGATGCACTCAGGGATGCTTGGGAGCATATCCTTGGTGACAACAAAGTGCTTCTTACGCACATAGAAAGGCATTGCACCAGTAGCTTCGGCAGGGTAGTACCAGCTGAGAGTTCCCGTTCGCTTATCATGGCTGTACGGGAGATCATTGACAGTGAATGGTCGGGAGTTGCAGAAGACCGGATTCCCTTTATTAGTCTCGAAGACTTTCTGGAGAGTGACGTAGGTGACCATCCGTTTGTGGACAATCGGATCCTTCCACCAAGGGTTGTCGACAACCTCCATGAACTCCTGACTCATCCCGACGACTCGATAGACGCGGGTACCCCAAGCTTTGCTACGTGCCCATCCACCAACGCGAAACTGTTCTGTTTTCTTCAGTTGATTTTTCATAGGAGTGTTCCGATAGGAATTCCAAGAGCGAATGCAATGAAGAGGATCGCAATGCAGATGATTGTGATCCTCAGGAACTGCCTTAGGTCGTCGGACATGGGGTCACTTCGGCCCATGCGACAGGGTGAAAGACGTTACCGTCTTCGTCTAGACAGTATGAGTACATACCATCTATGTGATCTAGCTTGAGCTTAACACCGGGAGCGTAGCCACCAATATCAGGTGGTGCCTTGGTGTCATCATCGAGGGTGAACCAAGTGAAGCGTGGTAGGTTGTACAGTTTCATAGATCGATCTTGTCTCGGAATCCCTTATAGACCGGATGACGCGGCTTCTCCTTCACACCGACAGGGAAGAACTTGTATTTGATAAGACGCTTCTGGTCGATGACTTCCTGACCATGCTCCCACCACCAGTCGCGTTCATCAGCAGAGAAGCCAGTCCCGATGTTGAACTCTACCTTGAGCGTTGGGTCATATACCACGATTGCGCCCATGCGCTCCTTTGCAATGAGTCCGCTAGCAGCCGTGGACCGCTCGATCTTACCAGTAGCACCGCGTTTGGCTTCATTTGCGTTATGCATTTCGGGTAGGACACGGAGGACAATAGCTTCGCTGTCCTCGAACCGCTTGAGCTTGAATCCATTGTTCTCCTTCAGCGTTGTGCGACCGTACTTGTAGATACCGTGGGGATTACGGAGGATAACTCCTTCGTAGCCCTCTCCAACAAGACGGTTCTCCATTTCAAGAAGATCCATCTCTGTAGCAGCGAGATAGGCAGGAACAACCTTGACGATGGTATCAAAGTCGGATTGGCGCTCGGATTGGAGCAGCTTTAACCGCTCTTTGTAAGGAGCTTCTACATTCCAATAATCGAAGATGTAGTAGTTGAACGGTCCTTCCTTCTTCTCTGCCATGACAAAGGAGTTGGTACGGCGGTAGACGTCCTCGTCAGTAGGATTCCCGACGATTAGCTCACCATCAAGTCCGGTGGGCAAGTCCCTCAAACACTCCCTTATCTGACGATTGGGAATTGGCTTCAAGCTGCGCGACAATACCCTCCCATCGTGGATCAGGCAGCGGATCCCGTCCAGCTTCGGCAGCACATATATCGGAAAGGTCAGGTCCGAGATTGAAGGATTCTTCTGGTACATTAGCATCGGTTTCACTTGCAAGACCTCCAATGATGAGACAGTTACGGCCAACAAAGATTGTGGCCTTCTTCCCGGTATTCTTCTGACCGAAGCGATTGACAATGACTCGGGTTTGAAGTTTCTGGCGAGG